TCGTCTGGAGGAAAGACCCCAAGGCTTGTACATCTTGACCCCTACCAAGGCTGTTAATACCAGCAACGATGATAGGTTTAACCATACCTTTTGGTATCTTAGGGATTTCTCCTGTCTTTTGAAAGACATTAAGTTTTCTATTAAGATAAGGTACAAGGAATTCAACAGTAAGTAATCCAAAGAGACCACCTAATTGCTGTTCTAATTCCATCTGAGTCATCTGAACTTCTTGAGCAGTCGTTCGTTCTGATTGTCTAACTTGTAATACTAAGAAAGCTTCATTTAATCTCTTCTCTAATGTAGCCATTAACTCATAGGCTGTTCTAAAGTCAGCAGTTTTACCAACTTGTACAACACCTATATCATCAGGTCTACCTTGAACGATTGCTCCGTTGCCTGCAGTCGCCAGCGTCTGGGGTTTAGTAGTGCTTGAGGGTGATACTACAAAAACAACTTTAGCAGCTGCTGCAGAGCCTTCTACGAGTGCCTGAGACAATGCCTCAAGTGACTTAAGATCTCCTATAAACTGACCTACTCTACCTCTACCATAAGCTTCACCGTCTACAGTATTGAAACGTAGTGGTAGCCATGGTGTTGAATCAACTGGTGCTTTACCTTGTGATCCTGGTAGTATCTGATCAAATACTTCTTGATGCCACACAAGTCTATTATTATCTCTAGTAACATGTGTGTAGACATCACATTCTTGTTTATCAGTTTTAGTTTCATCAACTACTGATTCATATTCTTCGATGACTTCTTCATCTGGAAGATACTTCTCTATTAGTTTTTTGTTAATCCTTTCTCTTGTAACTATTTCAATCACGTTGCCGTTGCCATCTCGTTCTATCACATAACGGTTCAACGGAAATAACTTCAGTCCTTCTTTACCCATAAAGATAAGAGAGTTACCAGCTACAACTAAATGTTGTAATGCTTGGTGTATTACTACACGATCATCTGATGCTGCGATAGCATCAAGGATGGTTCGCTCTATCTTTGCAAAGGATAAATCAAGTTCTGACTTTACTTCTGGTGGAAAGTCTTGACCTAACTGAGACTCATCTAATTGTAGTTTGAAGAAACTAGTCTGTGGTGGTACAAGACTAAGAGATAATTTACTTGCTAAGGCAACTACCCCTTTGGCTCCAACGGATTGCCAAGGAGTAGTTAATTGTTTCATGCCTCTAGCATGTTCTTCATGACCACGTATGAGATATGGTAAGGTAAGATTCGCTGCGTCTTCCGCTTCTGTTAGAAACTGGGAACGATCACTGGATAAATAGTCATATCTAGATTTAGCTGTCATTTTGTTATACGTTTATACTACCGATTTTTAATTTATTACCTTTACGGTTAAAGGAACCTCTTGCTCCACCAAAGTCTCCAACCATACCTTTATAGTTATCTAATAAGTTAATAGTTTTAACTCCTCTAACTCTAGGGTTCAATGGTTGACCCATCATACTACCGTAAGATGCTTTAGCTCTTGCTCGTTCCTGTTGATCTATCTGACCTTCTTTATAATCTGTTACAAAATCATCAATCTGGTCATTCCATTTAGTTACATCATCTAGTTTAGAATTAACATCATTTAGCTTACCAGTTAAAGTAGAATCTAGATTACTTAAGTCTCCTGTAAAACCAGTTAGTTGATCAGTGAGAGCTTTCTGACCAGCATTAAATGTATCTTCCCAAGCATCAAATTTTGTAGTGTAAATATCGTCAATGGAATCTAATCCTTCATCGAATATCTTACTCCACTGTTCCTGCATGTCACTCTGACCTTGACCAAATAGTGACTCAACTTGAGCTTGCCAATCTTCAGGTAGACCACCTGTTACTCCATCAGTAGCAGGGATAAAAGGTTCATCTACATTTCCAGTACCAGTATCAGTATCAGTACCAGTATCAGTACCAGTACCATCATTATCTATTAATGATTCAGGTACATATTGAGTAGGCATAGCCATCTCTCTTTGAGCTAATCTAATACTGGTAGCATCTGTAAATCCTGTGAATTCTGGATTGAGACGTTTAGCTGCTTCTACTAACTCAGAGTTTTGATTATACCAATCGAAATCTACTGCTGCTTTATTGACGTCTGTATATAAAGACATAGTATCTTGTTCAGATAACAATCCGAAGTCTTGACTCATCCAGTATTTATCATCGATTACTCTTTGTAAATCTAAACCCCAGTCTCTTCTTTGTACATCAGTTAAAGAGTCCCAAAGTTCTTTTTCTCCACCAGTTTCATACTCAGGGTACTCACCTGCAAAGTCTGAGGAGTCATGCCACATTGTGTCATTGCCATCACCTCGTTGCCATAACTGTTGTAAGGCTGATTTCTGTTCCGTTGTGAAAGTAGCCCAAGTATCAGTATCAAATAGAGATTGCTGATCATCTGCGTGGTATAAACCAGGAGCACCTCCACCTCTACCAACATTAGACCAAGTACTATCATCAGCACCTGGAACATCCTTTTGTTGCCAATCAAATGGATTAATTACTCCTTCATCAGATATACTATAGCGTAAACCTGCGTCATAAAATCCTTGGGAATCTTCTGTTAATCTATAGTTATCGTCTCCAGAAAGAGCTGTAGCTGCAGCACTAGTAGGATCATGTATGTTCCATGATTCACCAGTGTATTCATAATCTGGGTTCCAATAACCTTCATGCCACTTAGCAAACTGAATTTCTTGTGGAGTCCAAGCAAAATTAGAAGCTAGTTTACCTTGACCTAAACCTACTTGTGATTTTACCCAGTCTTTATTAACATTATGTCCACCAAGATATTGTTTTCCGTGATCGAAAGTTTGTTTATTCCACATTTCAGCAGACATATCTTCTCTAGCATCTGCATTACTATAGAATTCATCTGTGTCTATGGATTCACCCCAGTAGTCTTTTACCAACCAAGAGTTTTGAAAACCTTGAGTAGCTTTGATATCACCAAGAGTTTCTTTAGTACCAGGCTTATGCCAGTTCCAATCTTTAGACCATTTCTCATCTTCTTCGTATCCTTTCCAACCTTTAGCTGCAGCTACAGGATCCCACCATTGTTCCCATCCTTCATACATTAGTCGTCCTCCAATCTATCTTTCAGCCATTCAATGACTGATCGTTGTCCTGCTTTATACATAATTGATGCTATCTCCTCTTTAGGATGTGGGTTAACTGGTGGAAATTTTTCCTCCATTTCTAAGAGGATTGATTCTAGGTTTGGACCTAGTAAAGGCTCAAGCGTATTGGGGTAGGTTGACATTGCTATGCTCGAAGAATGCTGGCATCCGTGCTGACCGTGTATCAGAAAGTTGTGGTGCCTTTCCTTCATA